GTCAAGAACGTCTCCCTCGATTGGACGGGCCTCATCGACGGCGACACGTCGGGGATTATCTCGCATTCCGTCGCCGCCGATGTCGACTCGCTCGAAATGTTCTTCGATGATGGCTTTGCGCCTTCTTCGCTCGGCGGTGTCCAGGTATCGGACCTCGGCTTCTCCGGGAATGTGCAAACGATCCAGGTCTACGCGGGGGCGATCGACAGCTATTCGATTGTGTCCGCTACGGTCGGGCTCGCAGACGGGACGAGTCTGACACGCTGTTTTAGGGTGCTTGTGCGATGATGAACCAAATGGACCCATGGGCGCCGCTTCGCCTGTCGATATATTTCGGAGCTGTGTGGTATGCGGTCCCGGTCGTCATCGCTCTAAGCCATCTTCTATAAAGTGAGAATAACGAATGTTCACACCGGCACGCTATAAACCGGTCGGCTTTCAGCAGATCAGCGCCGCGACCCTAGCGGCCGCGACCGCCCTGACCGTGCCTGCCGGAGCCAATGTAGCGATCATCCGAGTGGGCGTTGCGTCTACCGCCGTCTCATGGCGCGATGATGGCACAGCGCCGACGGCCGCCATCGGCATGCAGATGTTGCCGACGGACGACCCGTTCGAATATTCGGCGAACCTCGCCGCCATCCAATTCATTCTTTCCGTTGGGTTGCCGACGCTTGGCATCTCCTATTACCAGGCCTTCGTTTGAGCGTACCTTTCCGAGACTATGCGGCCGCCGGCGCCGCGGCGATCGATCAAATCTTCGGCGAGCCGTTTATCGCGTTTCCTATGGCCTTTGTCGGCGGGAAGTTTGTTGCCGACCCGGGCCGCGCGCCCGCTCCTGTCAGCGCAAATCTGACGGAAAGGGCCGTGTTCGCGGATGATATTGGGCACCACGGAGCTCGCGCGGCTCGGAATATCGTTTCTGAGCATGCCACGACCCACTCTGAGATTGAGATCCTGGCGTCCGCGCTTCCCTATGGCCTAAAGGCGAAGGACCGCATGCAGCGCGGCGCGGATGGCGTTTTCTGGGAAATACAAGGAATCCAGGCCGACGATCTCGACCACATAACGTTTCGGGTGACCGAGATGGGGCCAATGTCATGATTCACGAAGCTTCTAACGATCGTCGATACCGTTATTCTGATGATCATCGTTATGCTGATGATCTCACAGGTGATGGACGGGCGCGGCAGATGAGGACGAGAAAATGAACGATATTATCAGCGACGAAATGCGCCAAAGGGCTGAGGCCGCCGCTACCGGTGCAACAAGTCTGGCCTCGATCGCGGCGTCGCTTGAGCGCATCGAGAACCTTCTCGCATTAATTGCGAGTGCGCTTGGTAAATGAGCGCCGTCTCGCGCGCATGCTTGCGCCTTGCGGCGACCGCTGCGCTGCGCGACGTCACGATCGCTGGCGGGAGTGTTTTCGACAGCCGCATTGAGGCAATCAATCTCAGCGACGATCAACCTATTGCCGGGGCCATTGCCGTCTACACCGAGCAGGACGAGGGCGAGGCCCTCGATAAAGGGAACGGCGGCCCTCCGTTCGTCTCCATGGTCGATCTGATCCTTGAGATCACGATGCAGTCCCGAGTGGTTCAGGCTGATGGAACCTATGTGGTCATCAGGCCGGTTACCGACGACGAGCTAGAGGCCACTCTCGATCTCATCGAGACGCAGGCCGAAGATTCTCTATTTCGTTCCTATGCGAAAAATTCTGTGCTTTTCAGGCTCGCAGCGAAGCGCCCGGACAAAAAACTTTCGCTTCGCTTCACAGACCCGAAAGAAGGCCAGAAGCTCGCGGTCAGGTACGTGACCTACACAATCGAGATTGACGACCGAGAGGTTCCTGTTCTCGACGGAACGCGGACAGGTTTCGACACGCTGCCCTATCCGTTCTCTGCGATCGCCCCCCAGTGGCCGCCCGGTCCAGAGCAGGAAAAAGCAACCGTCATCGCTGCACTTCTTGCCGGCATTACGCCCCCGGCTTTCAAAGGGGTTATCGCTACCGTGACGCCGCCGGCGTCCACGCAGTCAGATATTCAACCTGAACCGAATCGAGTCGAGAGATGGGACGTCCCACAGCAATAACTGCCCCGGTGCAAAAAATGTTCGTGAAGCCGAAGGTGCCCGGCACAACCGTGCGCCAGGTAGACCGTGACATGCAGCCGCTCCCGCAAGAGGGGGCGTGGGTCGTCGCGTCGAACTTCTGGCAATTACGATTGCTCAACGACGATGTCGTCGAGACGGAGCCGCCGGCTGAGATCATCAGCGATGAGAAGGCCAGCGCGTCGGCTGCATCGAAAGAATAACCGAATTAAACTCCTAGCCTGGAGATACGCAAAGTGTCCGTAGCATTCAATCGTATGCCGACGAACCTTAGGGTCCCCTTCTTCTACGCCGAAGTGAACAGCGGCCTCTCGTTCTTCTCCGGGAACTCTAAGCACCTCATCATCGGCCAGAAGCAAGCCGCTGGCACGGCGGCGGTCAATGTGCCGGCGATCGTTCAGACGTCCCAAATCGAGGGGCTTTACGGCGCCGCGTCGATGATGACGGCTATGATCTATACCGCCAAACTGAACAATCCAGACGGCGAGATATGGGCGCTCCCCGTTGCCGACCCGGCAGGCACAGCGGCGACTGGTTCGATCACGATAGCCGGCACGCCGACTCCGGGAATTCTTACAGTTTACATCGCCGGCCAGGCGTTCACCGTGGCGGTCTCGGCTATCGATACGCCGACGACGCTCGCCGCCGCGCTCTCCACCGCGATCAATGCCGGTTTCACCGACATAAACGGACACATCCGTTATGTTGGCGTCACCGCGGCACCTACCGCCGGCGTCGTCGCGCTCACCTCTGTACACATCGGAGCGCTCGGAAATAACATCCAAGTCGACAAGGACCTCGTCGGGAACGAGGGGCCGAATGCGGCATTGATCACGATCGTTCCGATGGCGAGCGGAGCCGGGATTCCCGTACTTACCTCAGCGCTCGCCGGATGCGGCGCCATCGAATTCGACATGATTTCGTTCCCGTATGCGGACGCGACGTCGCTTGCTACCATGCAGGCATTTCTCAACGATGCAGGTGGCCGTTGGGACCCTACCCAAGATATTTATGGGCATGCGTTCACGGTGCTTTTCGGCAATCTTTCCGCGCAGACGACGCTCGGCCTCACCCGCAACGATCCGCACGTGTCGATCATGGGAGTACAGGCCTCGCCGACCCCACCGTGGATTTGGGCCGCGGCCATCACCGCGCAAGTGCAGCTTCATAAGAACCTCGGCGCTGACCTAACTCAGGCCGGCGAGATTTCCAGACCAATGCAAACGCTCGAGCTGCTCGGAGTCCTGCCGCCGAAACTGCTGTCGCAATATTGGCTACAATCCGACAGGCAGTCGCTCTATTTCGATGGCATCTCTGGATTTTTCGTCACGCGAGACAAACGGGTTGTGCTTGATCGTGTCGTCACGACATACCAGACGAACGTCTGGGGTTCGCCGGACACTACATTCCTCGACATCGAAACGATGTACCAGACGATGTATACGCTGCGCTATCTGAGGCAGGTGATCACGCAAACCTATCCTCGGTCCGCGCTTGTCCCCGACAATCCCGGCGCTTTGCAAGGGTTCACCACGCCGACCGACATCAAGGCGACGATCGTCAACACATATGCAAATCTAGTGTTTTACGGGGTCATGAAACGCACCAACGTCTTCGCCGATAACGTCGTCGTCGAGCAGGCATCGGACCCGAACAGGGTCAACGTTTATTTGCCTCTCGACGTGGTCAACCAACTGCGCATCTTCGCCGCGAACGCGACGGTGTTCCTCAACGCTGCGGCTGCCGTCGGGTTATAATCCAGACTAGGAAGGCACAAAAATGTATCAAGCTGGTGGCCGTATTACGATCACGATCGGTGGCGTGCGCTATTCGCCGCGCGGTAAGGCGACGATAAAGCCCGCGCAGGTGCAACATGCTGCGATGACGAACCATGACGGAACGGTCACGCGCTCGACCGTCGCCAAGCCGGCCGAGGCCGATCTCACCTTCGATCGCGGGCAGGCGTCGAATGGAACGGCGCGACCGAAATGGGACATAGCATTCATGCTCCCGTTTTATGACATCACGATCGCTGAGACCGATGTCGGCGCGCTGCATTTGTTTACCGGCGCCTCGATTATCGGCGAGCCGTCGATCGATACAGAGACGGGCGAGGTCACAGGACTTTCGATCGCGACCGGCGTCTATACCCAGACGAACGTTTGATGCCGGCGAAGACAATCGAGCTCTCCAGGCCGATCAAGTGGCACCGCGGGCATATCAAGGAGATAGTTCTTCGCGAGCCGAAATATCGCGATTTTATGGATCTAGGGCTTCCGATGACGTGGGTCTCGGTTCCTGGAGGCGGGTTCGAGCAGGAAAACGTCCATGCGCTCGCAGAATGGATTGAGCGCTTGTGCGACTGCGACCCGAACGCTCTGGAGTTGCTAACTCTTAAGGACACTCTCGCGCTGCGCGGCGCCGTGCGCGATTTTTTTATCGTATCGCAGGAAAAGACGGACTCGCCGCCGTCCACAGATTCGTCAGGGGGCTCGTCTTCGAACTCCGAGTCGACATCGGGACCATCAACGATCTAACGCTTAGGGAGATCGAATTCTGGGCTGATGCCTGGGTGCAGCATTCTAAAGAACGAGACCGAAAATAATGGCGATCAAGACCATTGAGACGAAAGCGGTCATCTCGGCGCAGGATGCGACCGCACAGACATTCGCTCTAATCATCGAAAAACTCCAGCGCATGGAGAGCGCAGCCAAGCGGGCGAGCGAGACTGCTGGCAAAGTTGGCGGCGGCTTTGGCCGTCTCACCAGAAATGTGGATGGTGTATCTAAGAGCATCGACGCTATGGGAATCGCCATAGCGGGCGCAGCTGCGATCGGAGTCGAGAAGCTTCGCGAGCTCGCGAAAAGTGTGATAGATACCGGCCAAGAGTTCGACAAACTGACTCGTCGGCAACAGGCGGTGCTTGGTATTTCCGCGAAGGAACAGGCCCCCCTTGTTGCGCAAGCGACACGTCTTGGCGGGGCGACGCCGTACAACCAGCTTCAGGTTCTAGAGGCCCAAACTGAACTCGCTAAGCGTGGACTCACGCAGGAGGAAATATTGCCTCTGGTAGAGGCAGCGGCGAAATTCGGGCAAGCGAATCAGGTAGGTCTTCCTGAAGCAGCAAAACTCCTAGCGTCGCACATTTTCGCTGAAGGCAAACGAGGTGCTGGGCCGGAAGAAATGTCGCGGATAAGCGACATGTGGACTAAGGCAGCTCAGATCACCGGCATGAGCGCCGAGGAGCTGGAGGCGTTTGTCAAGGGGCATGCCGCGGAGGCGGCGGGCGTGTCTATGCCGTTCCTTCTGGCTCAGGGTGCCACGATGCATCAGGCCGGGATCGCGGAGCCTGGCCAGGCGGCTCTTCGCTTCGCCGCAATGCTTTCCAAGCCGTCGAC